AGTCTAGTTTATTACTATTAAAATTAAAGTACTTTCTAGCCCATTTAAGAGTATCTATAGTCTTAGGTGAGGGCATAACATCAATACCATGTAATAGAGCTCTTGTGCGTATCCATTTGAGGTCAAAACGGTCACCATTATGCCCAATTAGTTCTGTAGCTTGAGCCATAACTTTAAGGAATGCTTTAATCATAGCCTTATCAGATTGCTTTTTATCCCAAGTTAGGAACTGTACATCATCCTCATGCTCCCATTTATAGCAGATGCAGATAATTGCTCTCTCATGAATGATGTCACCTGGATTAATAGTTAGGTTATAGCCTGCCCTCCAGCAGACAGAAACATTGAATGATGTCTCAATGTCAAAAAACAGTCTTTTTCTTACCATATATGGTGTAAACTTAGAACAAATATTTCTCCCTTGCAAATTTTAAGAGATATGACAGCAGTAAGCCTATGCCTACTCCCACAAATAATAGACTAAGATTGCCTCTAGTTCTAGGTCTTGTAGCCTTAGCTTTAGCTTTCTCAACTATCCTATCTTTGTAGATAGTTTTTATTTTTAATTTATATTCTCGCTTTAATTCTATTTTTGTCTTAGGCACATACACTGTTCTATACTTGATAATAGTATCTTTGGTAGTTATAAACTTCTCCCATATTATATCATTATTAATTATAACAGGGATAGAATCTAAAGTTGTTATTCTTATAGTATCTCCTGTCTCTTCACAGGTATATCCTTTCTTAATTGCTTTATTAAGATGGTATTGTGCAGAGCAGCTGCTGAGCAGTAAGATTATAGCTAAGTATCTCATCATTCTTTTATTTCAAAGTGCATCCAATCGTAGTTCTTCTCTCTACCCAAAGATATAAATCCATGCTTATAGAATATATCTATCATCTTCTGATACTCAGGTCTTGCAAATCTTGCAGTTTTCGATGATTCTTTGAGTAGATTTCTAGCAGGATCTAAGTCTATTGCTATCCCCCATGAATGCATAGATAATGCTGTACCTCCCCTCATCTTTCTATAGTTGAAACATCCACCAAATAAATCTATCCCTAACTCTTTAATCTTATCATAGCCATATTCAGATAATAGCTCACAGAATACAGCTGTAAAATTAGAAGCCACTAACTTATGGCACATCATAGTATTGACAGTGCTGTCTAAGTCCCAAGCTATTCTCATTGGATAAGGTAGCTTAATCTTCACTAAGTAACCTGCACCTGTTACATTAGCAGTACCATATTTAGATGTAAGTTCCCATCTAGTCATTTCAGTTTGTTTAGGTCCTCTTTAATATCCTTAGCTCTAGCAAATAATAACTTCATTGATTGCCATAGGTCTATCCCTTTTACTACTTTATAATTCTCATTGATAGACATCACCTCAATACTAGATAATACTAGAGCTACAATTTTGGTGAGCATAAATGGTACACTGAAAAAAGTGAGGACAATGTCATTTAGTATGAATTGGTCTATTAAAAAGAACATAATCACAGTAACCTCATAGAGTGCTAACTTACTAATGATAGATGAGAGCTTTCTGCTAGTTATTTTATCCCCTATCTTTTTAGCTTTCCAAATACCTGTGATAGTATCAATAGATATTAATACTCCAATCATTAACAGAATGCCACTTATTGGTAAAAAGAATGCAAAGCATATAGAGATAAGAGTCAATAGTTCTGATTGTATAGATATTAGTAGTAGTGATAGTTGTGCTTTCATTCGTATTCCTCCCCCTCTTCATCTTCACGCTTTTCTTGTTGTAATGCTAGAATAAAACTAAGGTAGCCTATTATACTACCTCCCATAAGCTTAAGATATAGAGCAGGCTCACAAATTAATGATATGCCTGTTAAGTATCCTAAACTGAATACTATTATAGATAAGACTCCTGAGTGCTTCATAGTATTAGGATTGAATTATTGTAACCATTGTTACCTGAACCTCCACATAATCCTGTACATTCTAGCAAGCCATTAGATAGACATCCACATCCATCAATCATAGGTCTAAGGTCAGTATCTCGGTTAGTTGTACCTGTGAATATAGGATACAAAGCCCTGTTCTTAAGTAGGTATCTAATCAATCTCTGCTCAAAAAACGCAGCCTTTTGTGCATAGTGTTCCATTGAGAATGCTATAGTACCTCTATCTACTGATGAGCTGTTATCTCCGAATTGAGTTTGTAGACCTTTATTCTTTAGCTGTAATGATAGACCAAATACAGCATCTTCTGCTGCTCTCCATGCTATAATAGGCTGAATGAATGTTACTAAAGTTTCCTCATCAGGATCTAATGTCTGATCATTGTACTTAGTTAGCAAGTCATTGTAGAATGTAGTACCTAAGATAGGCATGATTCTTAGCTGAGCTTGAGTAGCTAAGTAAGGAGTAACATTATTCACATCTACATTAGCTGTGATGGGTGTGTTATTCTTTAGATAAGTTTCTGTTATAAAGTATAGCATTATAGTATAGGTGTTTGTGCAATTTGTGACTTGCTTTTATCTCCTCCAGGTACAGGAGGTAGTGATGCTAAGGCTCTAATCTCATTCTCTGTCATAGTCTCAAGTACTTTAGTAGCTACTAATGGAGATAAACTATTCAAAGCATCATTAGTCTTAGAGGTATCTCCCTCAAGTTCTACAATTGCCTCATTAATTATCTGATAGTTATTGATAGTGAAATCTGCATCTATCTTAGCTATAAAAAGCAGCTCATTAAAGATGTCAGATACCATATCTCTCAATGGCATTACTACATTCTTCTCAAATATGATATAAGCCTGCTTAATATCTGAGCCATTACCTAGTGAGCCTGTAGTACGAATACCCATAAGTATAGGATCAATAGTATGACTAAAGCAAATCTGCTCAGTATTCAGCTGTGATGCCTCCTGAAATAGACTATCATTACCATTGGTTGGTAGTGACTCTATCTTAGGCAGTTGGTCTGCTGAGTTAGCAAAGAAAGCCACAGCTTTACCTGCATTAGCAGCACCTTTCAATCTATCAATGGTATTTCGTATCATATTTTTCTCCTCCTCAGATTGAGGTCTCTTAGGAAACATCATAGCAAAGCTAGGAAATACTGAATTTTGGATATTACTTTTAGCAAAATAGCTAAGTTCACCTGATAAGAATGCAAAGTTTAGAGCTGAGGTGTACTGAGGTAATGGATAATAATCCTGTCCAATACATTCAACCTCATACACGAATAGTTGCTCATGGTCTCTTGAGGTAGGAGTGTATCTTCTTATCTCCTGTACTCCAATCCTACTAGCCCAATCATCACAAATATAGTATCTCTTTCTATCTAAGTTTACTCTAAGTTTCTCAGGAGATAGATTGACAATTTTAGTGAGCTTCATCTTATCATCAAAGCATAACTTGAAATATACTCTATTATGCAGGATGAGTTGCTGAGTTACTGCAGGAACTATCTTTCTTATGTTTAATTTTCTTTCTAGTGTATATAGCTCTAGCTTATCTTCAAGTGTAAGTCTATCAGCTACTATATTAAATCCACCTCCTACAGCTGCATTCACTTTATACCCCACTATTGAGCCATGTAATGGACTAGAATAGAATATTTGATTAAGGAGTTCTGGATACAGATTATCTTGCCCGAATGGAATATATCCATTAGTCTGATTCCTACCATTAACATAAGGTAGTGTAAGATTTGCACCTCCTACTTTAAGGAATGGAGTAGAGAATGATTGATATCCCTCTACTATTTCGTGCTTTACTGTTTTAAAAAAATCTTTTAATGCCATAATTACTCATAAATTGATGATACTATTGGTCCTGTTACTACCATCCTGCCCTCTTCAATCACTAATCCTGTAGAGTTAGCAATAGTTGGAGGTGTGATAGTGGATTCATAGATACTGTATGTATATTGCCCTTTGACCAAATCCAAATCTACAGGCTCATCCAATACAAATTGATTGAATCTCTCAGGATAAGCTGAGATATCAGCAGTGTAGAATGTAATAGGTGCAGAGAGCAGGTCCATTTCATTCTGAAAAACAAATAAATAATAAGGAGTAGGCAGTGTACTTACCTCAGTGAGTGT